TGAAGACTTATCTAAAACTGATATAAAAAAGCAAATTTCAAAATTTGAAGAATTAGCATTGGCTGCAAACCGTGCAGGCGATGATGAAAAATCCAAACAATATCAACGAAAGATTCAATCACTTAAGCAAAAAATGTCTCAAATGTCTCAGGACGTGAAGGAAGGTCAAGAAGACCTTGACGCACTCAAGAAATTAATGGGTAAATAAAAACACAAAAAACCGCACAAAAATGTGCGGTTTACCATATCCATGATAAATACATTGACTTCTCGCAGTGAGTATGTAATACTTACGAGAAGTTAGTCACAGTGGCTTGTGACGACTAAATTTTAACAGAGACCATCTCATTTTTTTAAGGAGTAAAATAAAATGCCAAGTCTAGCCGAAATCCGAGCAAGAATCGCTCAACAAGAAAACAAATCACAGCAAAGTTCATCTGGTCCTAGCGACAATTCAATCTACCCACATTGGAACATGCCTGAAGGCACAACCGCATCAATGCGTTTCTTGCCTGATGGAGATCCAAAGAATGAATTCTTTTGGGTAGAACGTGCGTTAATCAAACTTCCATTCAATGGTGTCAAGGGTCAACCTGAAATGAAAAAGGTTGATGTACAAGTTCCATGCATGGAAATGTATGGAGAAGCATGTCCTGTTCTTGCCGAAGTTCGTCCATGGTATAAAGATGAAAGTCTTAAGGATATGGCAAATAAGTATTGGAAGAAGCGTAGTTATATCTTCCAAGGATTTGTTCGTCAAAATCCTCTAACTGAAGATAAGGCACCTGCGAATCCTATTCGTAAGTTTATCATCAGTCCACAACTGATCCCTATCATTCGTTCAGGTCTTATGGATCCTGAAATCCTAGAAATCCCAACTCATTATGAGCGTGGTCTTGACTTCAATATCAAGAAGTCTACAAAGGGTGGATACGCTGATTATGGCACAAGCAATTGGGCTAGGCGTGAAACCGCTCTCACTGAAGCCGAACGTGAGGCTATTGAAACTCATGGTCTATTCAAACTTGCAGACTTTCTTCCTAAGAAGCCAACAGAAGCAGAATTGAGGATTATCAAGGAAATGTTTGATGCCTCGGTAAATGGTGAAGCATATGATCCTGCACGTTGGGGAACATATTACAGGCCATATGGTGTCAATGCACCTAACAATGCATCTAATAATGCATCTACCACTTCTAGCGAACCTACAAAAAAGGAAGTTGAAGCAACAACTAGTGCTCCTTGGGAAGCAGAAGAAGAACCTGCTCCCGTACGTCAGCCAGTAAAGGCTGCATCTACTTCTAGTGACAAGGCTGCTGATATCCTTGCAATGATTAAAGCAAGGCAAAACAAGGCTGCTTAAAAATAAAAGGGAGAATATTCTCCCTTTTGTTAACACTATAAAGGAACAAAAATGACTTTACCGGACGAAAGGTATAAAGCCTTAAAACAGGGAAGAAAACTATTAGAAGAACTTTGTGATCCAGGGAAAACGCCACGAGTTCCTAGTATGGTAAGAGAAAGAGCAAGAGGTGCATTGAGGCACTATCCCAATGACTTTGAACTTGAAAAGATCGCAGATTATTGCCCTGAATATCTTGATAAAATCTCTTTCTCTGATAGACTAGTACATAGAATTATAAAGGAAAATTAATGTCAAAGCCATTTGATCTATCAAAATTTAGGAAATCAATCACAAAGTCAATTGAGGGAATCAGTGTTGGATTTAACGATCCTACCGATTGGGTAAGTACAGGTAACTATGCATTGAATTATCTTATTAGCGGTGACTTCGATAAAGGTATCCCATTGGGGAAGGTCACTGTAGTTGCAGGAGAATCGGGTAGCGGCAAGTCTTATCTATGTAGCGGTAATCTTGTAAAAAATGCACAACAACAAGGTATTTTTGTTGTACTAATTGATTCTGAAAATGCACTGGATGAAAGTTGGCTACACGCACTAGGAGTAGATACCAGTGATAATAAGTTGCTAAAACTTAACATGGCAATGATTGACGATGTTGCCAAAATGATCAGTGAGTTCGTCAAAGAATATCGTGTAATGCCTGAAGAAGAACGGCCTAAGGTGTTGTTCGTTCTGGACAGTATCGGCATGTTACTTACCCCAACTGACGTAAATCAGTTTGAAGCAGGTGACCTTAAGGGCGACATGGGTAGAAAGCCTAAAGCATTAACTGCATTGGTAAGAAACTGTGTCAATATGTTTGGTAATCTAAACATTGGATTAGTTGCAACAAATCATACCTACGCAAGTCAAGATATGTTTGACCCTGATGACAAAATTTCAGGTGGTCAGGGCTTTATCTATGCATCAAGTATCGTTATTGCCATGAAGAAGTTGAAACTAAAAGAAGATGAAGATGGCAATAAGATCAGTGAGGTTCGAGGAATCCGTAGCGCCTGTAAGGTAATGAAGACTAGATATTCAAAACCTTTTGAAAGTGTTCAGATTAAAATCCCATATGAAACAGGAATGAGTCCTACTAGTGGATTGGTTGATATGTTTGAACTAAAGGGGATTTTGCAGAAAGATGGCAACAGTCTTAAATGCATTCTGTCTGATGGTACAATCATCAAAAAGTTCCGCAAGGCTTGGGAGCGTAACGAAGAAGAATGCTTGACCAAAATCATGCATGACTTTAAATACTTTGACAAAAAACTAAATACAGTTTCTAAGGAGGAAACTGAATGAGTTTAGTATTATTAAGTGATTTTTGGACGGCTTTGAAAGATCATATTGATCGTAGCGAACTTGACAATGCTGCGGATTCATTTGTAAGTTTGCTAATAGATAATGGGTTTGAGCCTAAAGAAATCAGAGAATATTTTGATGACAAACCTGTTTTAAGTGCATTATCCTATTATGCTGAAAATGATGATTTAGATAATGAAGATTTTGAAGCAAATGAAGATGAATGGTGATGAATGAATTGGTATACAAAAATCTCTCAAGATTTATCTGCTATACCCGACTTTATCACACACTATGAAAACGAATTAGAAAAAGCCAAAAAAGATGTTAGGATAGTTGGCAACGTTGAAAAAAATGTTGCTAACTTACCTGGTATCACTGAACATGTTTTTAATCAACTTCAAGAAATTGAAGCGGTACTAAGTTTCCTCAATATTCAATTCAAAAAAATTCATCGTAAGTATTTTCAAAAATATTTAGAAACATACAATCGTGCTTTATCCAGCCGTGATGCAGAAAAATATGCTGACGGAGAAGATGAAGTGATAAACTATCAGTTATTGATAAACGATGTTGCATTATTGAGGAACCGTTATTTAGGTGTGATGAAAGCATTAGAATCTAAAAATTTTATGCTTGGTCATTTAATTAGGCTGAGAACAGCGGGTATGGAAGATATAACCTTATAAGGAAATAATTTTAAATGTTTAATGAAATTTTACGCAGTAATGTTGTTGAATCTCTTAGCAGAGATATTGACTTTTTAGTTCTTTCCTGTGCCGCATATCGTATTACCACATTGACTATTACTGATATGATGCTATTGGATTCAGTAACTAATGAAGATTATGTTTTAGCAAATAAAATCGAAGAGCATTTTAAATCTAAACTTTTAATTAGTGAATTAAAGGGCATTGTTTTTGGTAAATTTAAACAAGATTTGAAGAAATTTTTATTCTCTAAGAGAACTGAAGTTTCATTAGATAATCTTCCAATGGTTGCAAGTTTACCAAAACTATATCATGAAGATATTTCAGTTGAATCAATTACCGAAAAATTAAATAAAACTACCAAAATTACCAGAAACCAAACAGTAATTTCAGTTGATATAGATTTTGTGGGTAAGGTTAGAAAATCCCACAAAAATAAAAATTATAATGAATATTGGTTTAAAGATGTCAATAACGATCCATATATGATTGAAATTGAAGGTAAAAATTCTTTACTTAACACCTGGGATTTTCTTATCTCTAAAAAGACCTTGAAAGTTTCGGGCGCAACCAAGTTCTTCAACAGTGATTTC